ATTCAATTGCTCTCTGCTGTACTTCACAATTTGTGCGCGGTAATGTTCGTTGACGGGCAACTCCCGTTCAAACTGTGCCCCAAAGTGGCAGTCTAGACTAATTGTGTCGAATACGTTAGGACTGTCTGGTCTGATATAGATGTCGGCATCGATGACCGCGATCTGGTCGAACTCATTTATGTAATCAAAAACGTTCTCTTTCTCGAAGATTGGAAGGAAACCCCCATACTTTTCGTATGATTCCTTGCTTCGCTGTCCCGTGAATGCGTCTGGTTTTATCCAAAGTTTTGGAGTGTTCTGTACAATGTGATCTACACCAATCGACTTAGCATATGCAGCAACAGATACCACGCAGTGTTTGTAAAGTTTCGATTGTGGTCCAACTGTTACTTGGTAGATTGCTCGTTTCATACATCTCTTTTGATAATATTATGTTCTGCTGATGCGCCAATATCATGATTATATATCTGGAAGCATGTGGAAATGGAAGCATAGTATTCTACAAATTCAGAATCTTTTATGTTCAGTAGTTTTCTGAATTGATCGTGTACATACGCATCGACGTTGCAGTCGTGCTTTTTGGCGATGTTTTTTATGAGAGTTCTAGCGGTCTCTGGGGTCAAATAGTATCCACTACAAGGTGCTATGCCGCTCCCGTGGCCATGCTGAGGCGTGTGAACTGGATGTTTTGGGTTGCGAGGAAAACAGGAGAATATACCACAGGGTTTATCTGAAAATTCTGGGAGTCTATTCATGGGATATGTGTCGTGTTCGATAATGTATGTTGGTTCTTCAACAGTCTTCCACAAACGATAATGACTATACCATATTGCCTTCTCTGTTGGTGTAAATGCGTACCCCGACCACTTGTTCTCTGCAAACGTAAGTTCACATAAATCTTTGATTGTATCTGGGATAGATGCCTCAAACCATTCGACCTCATATCCAAGTTTAGACCATGCGTCAAGGCAGATAGATGAATAGTATTGCGACTTGGGGCAACCAGTGATTGCGATCATCTTTATTATCTTGTCCATAAATATAACCAGTCTCTGCCTCGCCACTGTCTAATCGCATTCATCTCCATCACAACCTTCTAACTACTCACCATCTCCGTGTGAGCGGGTGTATAGTCCAAACCATGCAGCACCTGCGCCTACAACTGTACTTATAAGTCCTGCTTGAGCAAGGTCTGGTTGTTCAAGTGACATAAACCACATTGTAGAATAGTACAGCAGCACCATGTAAACAGTAATGAATGCGCGAGGAAATAGTCTCCATGCGTCTATGGTTTTTGCTGCGTGTATCCACTTCTGCCAAGGGTTTACAGAGTGTTCACTTTTTAGTTCACGGATTTCATCTTTGAGTTGCGAGTTTTCATGTAGGATTGCCATGAACCTATCAAGGTCAACCTCTACTTCGTTGCGGTCAAAGTCTCCGCGAAATTTCTCATCATCATTCACTGAAGTTCCTCTTTCTCTCGATTATAGTAAAACCGCACTTTCCTTGGTCGTAGTCCTCTATAATCTCCCATGTGTTTGGTTGAAATTCATTTACAAACTTCACCACAACTTTATATAGTGCTCTTTCATTTTGGTTTACGTCATGAAATGCTATCCGACCCGATACGCTGCTAGCGTGTAAGGCGAGTTCGCTCAATAGGTGTCGCGCATTGTGTACAGAATCAATGTGTAGGAAGTCGCAGGGGGAAACCGACTTTGTGTCTGTTGAACTCATTTCAAGTATTGTGACTTTCTTCTTGTTTGCTGCAGCATAAGAATCGATAATATCTTTAATGTTTGAGCGGTAGAGGTCGAACGAAATGTCAACCCCAACCACTTCCTCGACGCCATCTAGGGACAGAAACCTTCCGAATGTTACTCCTTGGAACACTCCAAGTTCCTTCACGACTTTACAACTTGTCGCATACTTGGACAGGGCAGCGTCCCGCAATGATTCATGCTTGTTAAGGGACTGGTGTAACTTCTTAACTGCGAAACAATCTTCCAGCGTTGTACACGCAGAGAAGTCAATAGGTGCTGCCATTACATGTTCTCCATACGACTCATCAAACGCTCTGCGCGATTGCCGACCTGCTTGTACCAGAGAGAGTCCCTTCCCTCTTTCCCTGCTTCTTTCCAGTCACGTTTTTTGATTGCCGCGTTCATCTTGCGGAAACCATTGAGTCGTGTGCGGCCGAGGTTGAACATCATATTGATTAGGATAGATTGTAGTTCCCCGTCAAAGTCCCACCATTCTTCACAACCATATAGTTCCACGCATTCGCTCTGTGCCGTGAACATGTCGTCTTCGAAGCATTCGTTGACCCTGTCTGCTTCAACTTCTGCGCCAGCAGGCCAGTTGTACTCTGAGTCTGTCTCGAGTACAAGGTGTCCGATACCAAACGTCTTGTGTCCAAGTGAGTCGATGTATATCTCATCGACTCTGCCTTCGTCCCGCGCGAGGTCATCTTTCAGTTCGTTAATATTTAATAATCGTTTCACTTCCACTCTCCAGAAAGCATCTCTTTTGTCATTATGTAGTCACGAACAAAGTCTGACCGAATAATATCTTGCCACCCAAATTCTATAATAGAAAAATTCTTCATAACTTCAATTATACGGAGAAACTGGTGTATGCCATTCTTGTCGCCCTTCTTAACAAAGTCTGACTGGTAGTAGTCACCAGCAAACATTATCCTTGAGTCTAGACCAACTCTGGTAACAACTGAGTCAAGTTCGTGAAATGTCAAGTTCTGCATTTCGTCGACCAGTATAATTGCATTGTCGAATGTTGTACCTCTGATAAAAGAAGTAGAATGAAACTCTATAATCCCCTGCTCAACAAGTTGGTTGTAGGAACCGGATTGATCAAACATATCGTTTGTCAATGACATGTACGGAGTTATGAATGGTAGGAGTTTCTCTTCTGCTGTTCCAGGAAGAAACCCAACCTCCCTTGTTGGCACGACTGATCGTATAAGATGAATCTTCTCCCATGGAGTAGACTTATTCATAACGTCTTGTAAAGCAAGGTAGAGTGCAGTAAAAGTTTTACCTGTCCCCGCTGAACCACTTAAAACAAGATGGTCTCCATCTTTCCATGCTTCTCTGGCCCTCGTTTGATTATCTGTTAGCGCATCAAATGTACCAAGGTCTTCAATCTTTAACTTGCGAGGGGCGAAGTCTCTTTGTCTTTTTTGTTGGGGTTTCTGTTGTGACATTATCTAGACCTTAATTGTATTGCCGCGACCAGAAAACCTCTTGGTCTGTTTAAGAATATCTTTCCATCCATCAGAGGTTTGTTTGAGAGTACCACCAACGTGTGTTACCAACATAGGCGAACTTTTGTGCAGTATTTCTACCTCACCTGAATCTATCTTTTCTTTTAAAGAAGAATACGAACAAAGCATCTCTTTTTCTTCTCCAGTTTCAATAACTCGAATATCATACAATGGCATTAAAATAACTCCAATAAAAAAGGTACACTATTAGATAGTACAGACACTAGTCTACATCATTGTGTTGAGAAAGAGTAGAATGTAGCAGAAGGCAGACGATGTTCTTTATTATAAGCATCTCGAGTGAGAAATCAACAACTTTTAGGCAATACGTGAAATGATTTGAAAGAGGTGACGTAACCCTGTCCGAAAACAGGGCACGAGATATGATCACCTCCTAGTTACTTACCCGAACGGGAATGTCGCTGAGTTCGAGTTCATTGATATAATCATCAAGGAACTCCCGCTTTTTTTCAACTTTATGGGCAAGGTCTTCTTTGCCCTTCCTCGTTAGTTTATGAACATAACGGGATAACTCTGCGCTATCCTTGCGTAATCGTTCAAGTTGATTTGTTGTTACCATAGGCGACTCCGATCTTTAAGTGAGTAAATTAAGGAAGAATCATAACAAAGTGGGCATTGCCTCCATCACCGTTTCTACTGTCAACTCTTCACACGGAGTTCTCTTTTGAGTCATCTCAATCAAGATTTCTGCGTCTGCGGGGTGGACAGATTCTAGCATGCCAATAAACATGGACTCTCTTCGCAAGACATTTAACTTGTCTGCATTCAAACCCTTGACAAAATATTGCAGTGTGCGGTTTTGATTGTGCCAACTAGAAAATACAGCACCTTCTACCGCTGGGGTAAATGGGGGTCTACTGTCGGGGAGAAGAAACATTATATTTTTATCAAACACACAACGGACGTAATCTGAGAATGAGGAATACCTTTCTATATAGTTTCTGATAAGTCCAACCCTAGACTTTGGATCTTCTTTGCTGATAGAATCTAGGATCTCGTAGAGTTCTAACCTTGTTTGTTCACCTGTTTGTATTTCTGTTATCATATTTAATTCCTCATGTACAATTTTATCTAGGAAACCACACGCTGTGATCAGACCTAATTGTCATTTTTTGTTTACCGAAAGGTGAAACCGATTTATCCTACAGTTGATAATGCCGTTGTAGTAATCATCGTTGTGTAAGACACCACGGTCAAATTGCTCTTTCGTTTCATAATAAGCACAGTCCCCTTTGGTCGCACACAAGCGAATTATTTCTCTCTTGAATGCATCTGGGCCATACTGCTCGCGTAACTCCTGCACCTTGACTGAACTCCCGAAATATTCTCTCCAGTCTGACTCTACCCGAGTGTGTTTCCTGCGCTTGCGGGTCTTGGTTATAGGCAAAGTCTTTTTTCTATGGAAGAACTTCTTGCCAACATATTTCATGTCAGTGTTCAGTTCCGTTATAACATAGACGAACCCAACCCAATGTTCGATTGATTCATACTCTGGCGAGAACTCCTCGCCTTCATATAACCAAGTCATTCTGGGATAATCGGCGTGCCACACATCGGGCAGTACTCTGGCTCAGACCCTCCCGTTGAGTCGACAATAACTTCTGTTATTGTCTCGCAAAGTCCACAATCTATAGTGTAACTATCATCCATTCTTATATCCATTAGATTTCCAGAAGTATATATTCATTTCTCCAGACACTATTTAACTGCGCCCCAAACGTTCTTCCAGTCTCCGCTGATTGCACCACGTGCATAGTCCGTTGACCTATTCTCGAAGAAGTTGGTGTGCGTAGGCGCATTGATCATTTCCTCAACCCATGGTATCGGGTTTTTCTTAACCTTAAATATCCCTCTCATACCCAAACTAATCAAACGACGGTCTGCGATGTATCGTATATATTCTTTGACTTCTTCTGCGGACAATCCTTCCATTGGACCCATTGCAAAAGCGAGGTCTATAAATTGATCTTCGAGTTCGACCATGCGCTCTGCGATTGCATAAACTTTGCTCTTGAGTTCATCATTCCATATTTCTAGGTTCTCTTCTACATATGTACGAAATAATTTAATCATAGACTCAGCGTGCATTGTTTCGTCAACGATGGACCAAGTTACTATCTGTCCCATGCCTTTCATCTTACCGTGGCGCGGGAAGTTCAGCAACATGATGAAAGATGAAAACAACTGCATACCCTCAGTAAACGCAGAGAACGCCGCTATATTTGTTGCAACCGATTCCTTGGTTCCGTTTGATGAAGACAACTCCATAAAGTAGTCATGTTTCTCTCGCATTGCTTCGTACTCGAAGAATTCGTTGTATGTTGACTCAGGCATGCCCAAAGTCTCGATCAGGTGAGAATATGCAGCAACGTGAAGTGCTTCACGCGCAGCGAAACCCATGAGCATCATGCGCACCTCGGGTTGAGGGAAGTACGGGAGATAGTTGTTAACATAACCACCAGCAACGTCGATGTCGCCCTGCGTGAAGAAACGGAAGATGTTAGTCAGGAAACCCTTTTCTTCTGGAGAGATCTTACGCTGCCAGTCCTTCACATCTTCTGCCATAGCGACTTCTGTGTGTAACCAATGGGACTGCTCGTGCTTCAACCAAGCGTCATATGCCCATGGGTAATTGAATGGTTTGAAATATTCTCTTTCGTCTGTCAACTTTAACTTCATTAGGATACCTTGCTGTTGTTTTTATACCATGAGACCAAAACTAATCGCTCTCCTCCATGCACTTGTGAAACTCCGTGTTTCAGTTCTGGACCATAAACTAAACTCTCGCCAACTTTTACTGGCAGGATATCTGGGATAATCTGTTGTCCGTATGGTCCGGTGGGTTCTTTACTTTCGTCTCTCCTACAGTATTGTTCTGCGGGTCTTTTTCTTTCCTCATATTCTTCCAAAACAATTGAGTGTCCCCCGACCAAGTCCTTGTCGTCTAGTAAGGTGACGATAGTGAGGTCTGTGTCGTCGTCGTGGTGGCATCTTGTGAACGACCCCTTCCTATATCTCAAGAAATATGAACCAATACTCTTGTCGTGCTTTGAGTATTTCTTCAAGGCGGACGTGAAACCCGAAGTATCCTCTCTAGGGACATCTGCTCTGTCCAAGTGAAAAAGATTATACATTTGATATACTGTGTAGAAACTGAGACCTGCTGCAAATTCTCGCGCTTCATTCAATTCCTCATCACTGAGGATTTTATCCAATATGTAACCTGCTTTCATAGAGACCCCCACATATGTTCAACCCTCACACGCAATGCATTCACTGTCATCAATGACAGCAGCAAGGTCGATCTCTTTAATCACATCACGTTCGATACGCGCACTCACCTTGTCTGCCTTGCCGAGTTTCTCAGAACGACAGTAGTACATGGTCTTCAATCCGCGCTTCCACGCGAGAAAGTGAACTGTGTGGATGTAGAGGATGTTTGCATCTGGGCGGAAGAATACATTGAGAGATTGCGCTTGGTCAACATATGCTTGCCTGTCTGCGGCATGCTCAATAATCCATCGCTGGTCAATCTCCATCGCAGTTTTGAACACATCCTTTTCTTCTGGTTGTAAGAAGCGGAGGTGTTGAACCGAACCATCGTTGGCGATGATGCTGGACCAAATTTCACTAGCATCTAGTTTGGTTGCGCCCAGTTCAATCTTCTTATCAATCAACGCGACAAGGTATTTGTTTTTATTCATGAACGCGCCCGAGAGAGTGTCCTGCCTGTATGCATTGGCACGATATGGTTCAATGCTAGGCGAGGTGTTGCCCATGATGATGCTGCTGGATGCGTTCGGGGCAATTGCCATCGTGTGACTGAATCTCTGTCCTGTTCCTTCAGCGTCAGGTGCTTCACCACGTTCCGTGCCCAACTGAATACTCGCCTCTGTCACTTTAGTCTTGATGTGAGAGAATATGCGGTTGTTCAGTACCTTCGCCATTGCGCATTCGAATGGCATCGACTTCTTCTGGAGGTATGCGTGGAAACCCAGCGCACCGATACCAATTGACCGTTCACGCATAGCAGAGAACCTTGCTCGCTTCACTGTATCTGGCGCGTTGTCGATGAAGAACTGTAGCACGTTGTCAAGCATCTCTGCCATGTCACGCAGGAACATAGTGTTCTTGCTCCATGAGTCGTAGTGCTCAACGTTGACAGATGACAGACAACAGACAGCTGTCCGTTCTTCGTTTGTTGGGAGAATGATCTCCGAACATAGGTTAGACTGGTGAATCTTCAGACCCAAGTCTTTCTGAAACTGAGGCATTGCTCGATTGCTTGAGTCGATGTAGTGGATGTACGGTTCGCCGGTTTCCATACGCAGTTCAAGTACCTTCTGCCACAGTTCTTTTGCTGAGACTGTTTCGCGAATCTCGCCGCTTGATGGGTCTGTCAGGTTCCAACCGTCATCTGCATCTTCGTCTTGCATGCAGCGTTCGATTATCTCCATGAACCTATCGGGGACATTGATGCCGTGGTGTAGATTCAAGCATCGACGATTGGGGTCACCTGTCGGTTTACGCATCTCGAGGAACTCTATTACATCTGGATGACTGATGTCAAGATAAGCAGCGTATGACCCTCGTCTTGTTTTACCTTGCCTGTACGCGAGCGAGGAGGCGTCGTATGTCTTTAGGTGTGGAATGACGCCAGTTGACTTGTCGTCTGAAGAACGGATACCAAACCCAATACCAACACCACCACCGAACATGGACAACCAGTTTGTTTCAGATAGATTGTTGACTAATCCTTCAGCAGTATCTTCGATGTAATTCAGGAAGCAAGAGATTGGCATCCCTTTGTTAGTGCGCCCGTATGCGAGGATTGGAGTTGAGTATGACAACCAGTGCTTTGAAGCATACTCGTAGAGTCTTTGTGCGTGTTCTGGGTTGGAGGAGAAGGTCTTTGAAACAAAAGCAAATCTTTGTTGAGGAGAAGTTTCATCTTCCCTCATATATGATTCTTTGAGTCTTGCTAGACCGAGTTGGTCGAATAGTTCATCACGGGATAGATCAATTTCAACACCGAGATAGGTTTCTTTTGGCACTGGTAAAATCCTTATATAATTCTCTGGGTAGAGTTATATAGGGATGTGCCAGTGGTAAGATGTACTACCTATAAATTATTTTAGGGTAGTATGACCTGACGTTATGACCACTTATAATCAGACGCTTTGTAGGTTTTGCTGAACTTGGCAAAGTCTTTCTTGATGTATCCTTTGTCCTGTTCCTTGCCTACGAGGTGACGTCCGCGCTTGGAGTCAAGGTAGTCTCTGACGTGAGTATCTTCACCGCCAGTATGCTTCTTGACATCAGCGTGAGTCTTCGCGTATCCTGATTTGGTCTTCGTTTCGTTACCGCCATGCTTGACGTTATGAGAAGTGTTGTAGTATCCACCACCTTCATTTCCGCTCTTGATGGCA